AAACTATACCAGAAAATCTAACATCATATCCATTTGAACGTCTTTCGAGATAACACAACTTGGCTTCATTTAAAACATTTGGTTCTACTGAAGTCACCACTTTATACTCATCATCATCAACAAATACCTGCAGTGTTCTAAAATCAACATCTATTTCTGGTATAAACACAGATTGATTTGTTACATCTAAGGTTATTGGTGCCTTATTTACAAATCTTTTTGCTTCATATACAGTAAATTCTACCGTGTCTCCCCCTGCAACCGAAACATCTTCTATGTTATAAAACAATTTAACTTCGCTATTATTTTTAATACCCCTGAATTTTGTGTATGTATCTATGGTTACATCGGCTACATTATTATTCGTAAATTCTAGTTTTGCAGTAGAAGATGTTTTGCCCGGAACAACATAACCCTGCACCTTTGCATGTGAGATTATTGACTCTAATTTTTGTGCAGTGTCTAGGAACATTTCATTGATTAAAATATTCTGAAAGAAAATTTGATAAAATGTATTATATGTAAGTAAATCTATTATAGTTGAAAGAGCCGACCCCTCGAAATTGTAATCGGTAAATTCACTCTGTGATTTAATATAAGTCACGAGTTCGTTTTTAATTTGATCGAATTCTAAATTTTTTAGATTTATGTTTGGTGCTGACATGTTATTCCTCTGATTAGTCTAATGATATTACAGCATTTTCATTTACTATATCGTTACCAAAACGATAAGTGTAATTTACTTTTAATTCAAGGTATCCATTTTTATATTCTGGATTTACTGTTTTAACATTTATTCTTGGTTCATATGTGTTTAGTAATTCGGCTATATCTAGAGCTAATGTTGTATTAGCAACAGAAGAAGATTCAAATGTATATTTCTTAAGTTCTCCACCAAAATTAGGCTTAAATGATTTTTCTCCTGAAAAACTAAGAAGTATATTTTTAATTGATTGTTTTATTGCAGACGAATCTGTTGATAGATTTATATCTGAGGTAAAACTGTTTCGTGAAAAATTAAAATTTATGTCAGAATAGTCTGTCATAGAATTACTTACCCTTCTTCTTCTTGTGGTTTTGTTGGTATACTATCTCTAGTAAGAGTTAGCTCCATTTTATGAAGTTTTACTCCGGTGAATCTGTGTGTTATAGTTTGCACCAACCACTTACCTGTAAACTTTGAGTTTTTTCTATTTGTATTTAGAGAAAATTCTCTTGGAGATTCTAGATTTGGATTTAAATTTTCACTATCTATTTCTAATTTAATAATTTCTCCGGGTCTGATACTCATATCTCCTGCAATACTTATTTTTATTCTTTGACCACCCAGTAAAGCTCTTTGTGCTACACTATAAAGAGGCACATAATCTGGGGTATTCCAAAATGTTGCAACTGTGTTATTATAACGTAGATAATCTGCAAATCTTGGACCAACTTCTGGACAATTACAACTTAAAGCAGAATTTGGATCTTCCCAAACACAACCCAACCATTCTTCCCCAAGAACTTCTGCTATTTTTGTGCATTCTTTAGATTTTTGTAATAGATCATCCAACTCTTCTTCTGTTGGTTCGTTATATTCTGCACTCAATCCTCGAAGATATACAATGGATTCCTTATAGTCAGGGAAATAATCTAATATTTCTGGGGATCCACCACACAAACCAGCAGACAAACCATCAACAACTGCATATTTATTAAAACCACCTTGAATCTGTTCTTCTATTTGTTGCTGAAATTGTATATCTCCGACTGTTAATAACTCATACAAAGAAGAAATGTATTGAGTTCTTGGAATCAATTCTTTTGCTGGACAATTGCAAAGAGGATCTTCTTCGGGACAACCAACATTCGAAACTGGCCCTAGAGGATTAGCACAAATATACTCATTTCTTATGGCATGGGTTTCCTCTATATTCACAGATTTTTTTCTGGGAATATATTCGGTTAATATTTTTATTATTGTGTCAGTTGCCATTTATGATCTATTATCTCCAATAGGACAATTTGATGTTGTGTTACAATCACCATCTTGTGCGTTAGTTGCATTAAAATAGTAAACGGTTTTAATATCAGGACTGTTTATATTTATTCCATATAAAGGTAAATCTTTGGTTTTTATTGCCTGTATTTTTACTACATGTCCCATAGGAATTGCCTGACATTGAACACCGGGCTGGGCGTTTCCGTTATCATCGGTATTTAATCTTTGATAAGAGCCAACCGGCATCGAAGCAAAACCAAGGGGATAATCTGTATTTTCTTTGTTTGCATTTATACCCGGACCAATCAAAATATCAACTTCATCATTGACATCGGGAAGGCCTTCCGAATCATCAAAATCTTGGTAGTGTAAAACAGAACCACCACAAGCACCTGCAATATCTTCATATTTTACATCATTATAAGTTGCACGATTTAAAACTTCGTTTAGGTTATATGCACCAGAATAATCTGTAGTTAAACCTCTAGCGCCATTTGGTTTTTCTACAACCAAAAATGGAGACCATTCGTCATTGTGGAAAGCAAGAGTAACACCAGAAGTAGTTCCTTCTATGTCACACTGTAAGTATGTCTCTAATACTCTAGTTACGGAATTTTCATTTTCAAACGTTATGCCGCAAGTTGTACCTTGAATTCGTATTTCACCTGATAGATCTCCAACCGTAAACGGAGTATCTACCTCTACGCCATATTTTGATATTGTTAGATTGTCCCAGTTAGATCCTGCGGTAAGTTCTATTTGATTCAGAGCTTCTGTATCTAAAGAATAATCTGCTGTTGGTCCAGTAGAACCTGCAAAATTAGCCAACTCTACCTTTGGAATAAATATGACTTCATTCCAAGAATATCGCCATATATTTCTACCCACCAAATAAGTGTCTTTAACAACCGCCATAAATCCAGAATCTTCTACTTGTGGTGATGTACAACAAACAGAATATTTGTAAATATTCCACTGTTCTTTATATGCCAACCTATCTCTATATTCTTTCTTTGCCTTAAATGTCGGAAGTTTGATTTCGTTGATAATTTTCTTAAGTGGTTCTCCGTCCATATCAATACAATCAAACATAGATTGCCACTTATTGGTTTCATAAACATTAAAGTGAGATAAATCAGTTTCTATATCTGCAGAAGACCCAGAGACACCTTCTATAAAGACAAACGGTTCTTGTCCCCCATCAGGGTCGTCTGAGGACCCATCACCAGAACTACCACTACGTCCCAATTCATTTCCCATCAACAACACAGATCGAATTTTATCCCCATCATTAAACGCTCGATCTTCTTGGTAACCAAAAACTATATCTGTAATAGATAATTCATCGTTCTTTAGATCATCTAAATCTTCTTTTGATATAAAGGGAAATGGATCTCCACTTTCTATCGGATATAATCCGGCATAAACGTCTTTATAATTATAAATAATTCGTTTCTTTGCAAATTTTTCTCTATCGTCCATAAGTCTAGCATATGGGGAAGAATAAAAATCAGGTTCATATCTGTCGTAATATGTGTATAGAGCGTTTGCACTCAGCAATGAATAGAAAGAAAAATCTGAAATTACATCGAATTTATAAATTCTATTTTTACCTATAATATTACTATTGAGCGTAAATGTTTTATATTCTTCCTTTGCTTTACTTTCATATGAAAGTAGATCTATAGATTTAAAATGAAATCCTGCAAGATCTTGCCAAAAAAAATAATTTACTGCAGATGGATTTTCTGCACTCACTGCATAACTTTTACAATAATTTAACATTTGCAGAGTATTCATTCCTTCTACAAATTTTCTATTTGGTAATGATATAAGTTGTGGTTTTATCCAAACATCATTAAGTGTTGGTTCACTGTCAATACCTCCGTCGAGAGATTCTGCTACGATTTCTACTAGACCTCTTTTGTCTATCAATTCTTCTACTGGTGTTTCTTCACCATCTTCATTCTCTTCGCCTTCAGATTCTCCAGAAGCACCCTCGAAAGTCAAACCAGTTGAAATTTTTCCAATAAATCCACTAGGAAGTAAATCTGGAGTTTCGTATAATTCCTTTGCATCTTTACTACAAAAATTAATTGTGACTTTTCTTATTGTGTAACCTTCAGGGGTTTTATTTGTTTCTGAAAAATTAGAAGAATCCTGAAACCCGTATATGGAAAATTTAGGCAAAGTTATAGGTTCAGTTTCTGTATTTTCCTGCTCTGGAGTTTTCAAAGTAATCAGTAGTGTTTCGTTTCCTACCAACTGCATAAATTCATAATCACCCTGAGTACCATCAAATACAATAGAACCATCCATCATTGGAGACGATAATGATTCTGTTAGTGTTATAAAATCTAAAGAAATTTTATTATCTGCATATATCGTAGCAAGATCTATAATAGGAGCATCGTTTTCATCTAAGATCAAAACCGACTGAACTTCAACTTCATTGTTATATGCTTGGTAACTCATTACTTAACTCTAATTGTTTGTCCACGTTCTAAATTTTGTGGTGGAATTCTAGAAAGAAAACTACTTAACTTAAATGCAAGAGAAGTACTTGTAAATTTCATATTTTTATACTCTGCATTATTCAAAGTTCTTCTATCCAATTCTGTTTCTACTCTATATACATCTGCACTTAATTCATTTGCTGCCAATGATACACCTATAGTATCGGTTGGTTCATCCGTAAAGTCAAAAGATGTTCCATCTATTGTTTGAAACGGACTCACTTCATTTCCACCAAAACCCATTTCGTAAATCTTTATAACTTTGTTAAATTCAGTTTCTTTTCTTCCTAATTCAAAAGAAATACCAGACGGAGTTGTTTCGCCTGCTCGATATATGTCAACTATAGGCTGAGTACTTTGATTTCCAGATGTAACTCCTTCTTTTACTATAATAACTCTTCGGAAGATAGGATCATATTCCTTAACTACACCTCCAGATACCCAATCCTCACCGCTCGCATCACGAACTATGGCAACATCACCGGGATTTATATTTTCTATGTTCTTTGCGCCCTTAATATAATACACCATACCTTTTAACTCTTTTTTAGTATCTGCATTTTGAATGGATTGGCTATATGGTATTTTTCTAAATGAATCTATATCATTTAGCAATACTGTAACCCAATATAAACTTGAGTTTTTTGAGTAATTACTATATGCAACATATTCTAATCGTTTGATTTGATCGTAAAATACTTTTTTTGTTGAATTTGAATTTTTCAGATTATCAGAAAAAACAAAAGATTTAAATATATTAACCGATGGTACTACTGTTCCATCATATAATTTAAATGTTGTTTTTGGTAGTGATTTTATATACGACATCAACCACCACCTTCGTCATTATCCTGAAGAGCATATATTTCAGAACGACACATCAATCTAGGTGCTGTAATTTGACCATACGAAGCCTCTTGTGCTTCACCACCAATATCGACACGAACGACAGGTTCCATTTCTTTAAAAGAAAGAGTTAACTGAGTTCGTAATGGATACGTGTTTCCAATGTCATCCAAAACAACAGAGGTTGTGTCATGTACCGCTGTTACATTATACAACACTAATAGTTTAGGTTGACCCAAATATGCAAGTGGAGCAGATTGCTGTGGTATTGATACTTCACCACCCAAACCCACTACAGCATGATCCATTCTCCATATTGGAGGTGTCGCTATTAAATCTCTATTCGAAATAGTATCTTCATATGATCTAGGAAAAGAATATGCTTCTAATTGTGCAATCATATTTAAAACGCCATTTTCACCATATATGTCACGATGTGACTTCGCAACAAAATCATAAGCTAATGTATAGTTTCTTTCTACAGAACCACTATAGAATAATTCTTGATTAGACATACCTATCGCTGGTTGGTCTGTCGCCATAGACGCTTGACTCTTGAGCATGTCAACTGCACCCAATGCACCAGATGCAAGTTTCATTCCAGCATTCGCTGCAACTCCGGTAGCCATAGCAGCCATATCACCTAGAGCTTTTCCTTGACCCTGCTTCGCCAATCCACCTTTCGCCATACCAATTAAATCTTGTACAGTACCATCGAGTTCGGGAATTCCCGTACTTCTTGCACCTGCGGGTAAAGATAATTTCTGTAAACTATACGCAAAACTAGTTTCAACTTGAGTATAGTTGTGTGTTGTGATTCTACTCAACTGTTGTGGCATAGGAACAAACCAAGTATTTAGTTTTGTATCGCTACCTTTACCACTAGCAATAGCTGCTCGAGATTCGAGTTTATTTGCTTGGTATGCACTCAGTGCAATATAGTCTGAAAAACTGTCTGCTCTTGTTGTTTGAGATAGTGTTACTGGCATATTTTCCCCCATGTCTATATATACCGATGGCATATAAATCAAAATATAAACCACAAAATCCCGATAAGTATATGGGAAAATTGGAAAATATAGTATGTAGATCTACGTGGGAGAGAAAGATGTGTAAGTATCTAGATCTCAACGAAAATGTTATATCATGGGCATCAGAAGAATTAGCAATACCGTATTTTTCTCATGTAGACGATAAATGGCACAGATACTACCCAGACTTTATGTGTAAAATAAAAAACAAATCTGGAACTATAGACAAACTAATAATAGAAGTGAAGCCAGAAAAGCAAACAAAACCACCCAAGTCCAAAAAACAAACTAGAAATTATCTCCGTGAGATGAAAACTTTTGCCATAAATACCTATAAGTGGGAAGCAGCAGAAAAGTTCTGTACAGAAAATGGTTGGGTTTTTAAAATCTTAACAGAAAAGGATCTTTTCAAATGAACCTATCTACAATAAAGAACAAGTTTTTCAATTACGATCGTGTTCTTAGACAAAATAAATTTGCTATAGATATGTCATTTGTTAGTCCAGTTGATGGTGGTGGTGTTTATGCCGTAGGAGAACCCGCAGTTCTCACATCTTCACCAACAGTGAATCTGATGA